TTAATTACCAACTCCTGTCATCATCTCAAAATGTTGCTCCTGTCCCATGTGCCGGAAGATCATTCTGAATGTATCGCGACACATATCGGTGTCAGAGCAATCATCCACATAATGCATATCATCATTGATGCCACGTGCTGTGCTTGAAATATAGGACAGCATGGAAGAAGCCATATCGAATTTCGTGTAATCATCATCGCATATGAAATCTTCCTTATGATCCTCGAGAATGCGCTTTCGCAGAGATTCTCCTTCATATCCGCAAAGCTGAAGGAAGTAATACTCCAAAATTCGACGGATGATATTCATCAACGGGATGGGGGAGGAGACCTCTTTGTATTCGTCCCACAATGCTGCATAGGAATTTTTGACCGGGTTTACATTCATCTGCTCTGAAGGGCAGTTGGGATTTTGGCATTCACACAGACGGATGGCTGATTTTCCGTCCCGCTTCTGAATGAGATAGAAGGATACGAAGGCATAATGCTTCACATGAGAGTAGGAGACCTCCCTGTGAAAATAGGCATTATGCGTGAGTATAAAGATTTGTTTGATGAAATTACCCGTAACAAGGGCATTCCTGTTATCCGCATTGTTTCGGCAAATCTCGATCATCTTTCTGACCAGTGCGCCCACGACAAACAGAGCCTTGCTGTCCATACTGGAAACGGGATCATCAATAACAACGATCTTATCCTTGAACTCTCCGTCCGCATTGGAACTACCGAATACGAGTTGCTGAAAATACAGGAAGGCAATGAAGTTCTTCTCTCCTTCACTGAGACTCTCTGCAATTTCGCCAGTATCGGTGCGGATGACCTCATAATTGATGGTTGCCTTATTGGCTTCCTTATGGGGGCGCACTTCAAATCCTTGGAAGCCGGTATCACGGAGCATCATATTGATGGTGTTCATGGCGGTTTCGGTTTCCACGGTCTTGCTGCTGAGCGTTCGATATTCTGTTCGCAGGTCTCGCAGAACGGCTTGCTGTTCGTCAATAATTTTTTCCTGTTTTTTCAGCTCAAGATCAAGGTTTTTCTCGCTTCTGACATATGCTTCAAGGACATCTTTGAGGATAAAGGAAATATGCTCAAAGACGGCTTTTGTGCAGTCTGCCTTCTTTTGGGGACCTGCAGCAACAAGTTCATTATTTGCATCTATGAGTTTGTTGTAGCCTTGAATGATTTCCGATAATTCACGGAGCAGGGGAGCTGTTTCTTCAAGAGTAACGATCAAGGAGGGGGATTCTATTTTCTCTTTGATCTTGTCAATGTTTGATTGAATCCTCGCTTGTATAACTGAGAGCTTCTCATTATAGGGCTTTATATCAATCGAAGGATATACTTCGGTCGGCAACGAACTTAATGGTACGAAGAGTTCCTTTGCGGACTCCCTGTATGCCGATAAGAAGGTGCTCAGCTTTGAGAGGCTTTCGTTGTATTGGTCATCAAAACTTGCGGACAGCAGCTCTTCAAAATTTGCGGGAAGTTCCTGCATACAATAGGGGCAACATCCCTCGGCTGCCGCATGATATTCATCATGTCCCTGACGAACCCACTGTATGGAACCTACCTTTTTCAGAAACTCTGCAAATTTTGTATTTGATGTGTTTACAATGGCTTGGCTGAGAATTTCACATCCCGTTACAGAATCGAGGACAGCAGGATCATTGACCTCTTTGAAGCGTTCATATTTCTTTGCGGATGCCGAAAACACAGATTTATACATTCGCCTCATCTCATCAATATCATGCTCGACTGGAGAATGTGTTTTTACGGCATCGGTGAACAGTTTTGCTTTTTTCTTTCCTTCCTGTGTCTTTTCAAAAGAGGTTCGAAGCTCTGCTGTTTTTTTCCAACAATCCTTATGCAGCCGAGTGATTAGCTCATCTTTTTGCTTGGTATATTCCTCTTTCTTTTTTGCAGCAGTAGAAATGAGATCGTTTGCGGCAGTTTGTTTTTTTGTATTTTGATCGAGCTGCTGTTGTATTTCAACATTGATTTCATTGATCGTGAAAACGCCCGGAAGGTTATGGTAGAGATTCATATTTTTGTTGATGAAGTTCTGGTCAAACACATAGGTCGTATAATCAGAGGAATCCCTTCCGGCTCTGTAAGAGAGACCGCGTCCTTTTCCGATTACATCCGCAAGCGTAGATTTTCCCGTTCCGTTGTTGCCAAAAAAGTAGTTGATATATGTGGGAACAACCTCTACCTTTGTCCCTTTGTAGCTCGCATCATCCAACACTATTTTGGTAATCTCACATGGAAGTTTCGTTGACATAACTCTTCCTCCCTCATCAATACGGTCTCGGCATATTTGAAAGATTGGCGATAGCAAATGCTTCAAAAAGATTGACCTTGTGGACTGACCACGCACTGTGATTCAGATCTGTAATGGCACATTCCATATTAAGATCAAAGTAAACAGATGTACTCTTTTTGCAGAGCTTATGTTGGGGAAATACAGCTATGGGACAAAATGATATTTTGATATTTCTGCCTTCTTTTTTTATTCGTTTGATATAGCTGTATATGGCATGTTGTTTGTCATCTGTCAGACCGTGGTAGTCTGTGTTTTGGTTGCATATCAGAGCCGGGAATGTTTTTAATTCATCAATGCCAGTCTCGGATAAGGATGAACAGCGGTCATATATTTCTGAAGGAGCGTGGTTTTGTGTCAAAGCTTGGTCGATGGGAATGATGACTTCGTTGCTCGTAAAAATATCTTCTGCCACTGTGACAATCAACTGATAGTAATCTTTGCTGAAGTTTTGTATGGCAATGAGCTGCTCCGTATTATGCTCTGGAAGCTGTAACGGAGCTGGGGATACAAGATTAATCACACCATCGGCATGATTGAATATATTGATGTTTTTATCACCGGGTTGGTTCACGTTATAGGAAATCTGTTGCACGGGAGAAATGCGTGACAGTTCGTTCATAGACAACCTCACAGATTAAAAGTCATCGTACCGTTATTTGTCAGATTGATATTGTTGGTTCCGCTTTGAACCACATTTGTCTGATGATGAATGACGGTTATTTTATTGTCCCAATCATCCAGAATAGTTGTCTTTCCGTTATTCGAAGTTTCTTTCTGCTCTTCAGAGATTTGTCTCCGAGGGGCTTTTCTTTTTGTTGAGGCTTCTACTCGGAGAATATCGGCAAACAGGGAAGAAAGTTCTTTGTCAATAGTGAAGGGGGTTGCATCGGGGAGTATATCCAAGAACTCTTTGCACAAAGTCTCTCTCAATGCATCCGAGGGAAGATCTGCGATGAAGCTGGCAAATACCTCCGGTTCAATGTAAGGTGCGAGCTCCTTCGCAAAATTGCCGATGGATCTATTTCCGTTGAAATACGACTTATAGGCATCATTTTTATATTTTTTGAGGAGCTCATCAGCCTCCTCTGTAGTGATGGCATCAAGTATGGATCTTGTAAATGCAACAGTGTTCTCGCCTCCTCCAATAATGCCATGAAGGCGATTTACGAATTCTGAAAACGTCATATTCGAGCCTTTCTGCCGAAGCGTACCATAGCGTCCCCGCTTGTACCGAGCGCATTGTTTATACTTGAGGCAACTCAAGAGCAGTTGATGTCTAAATTATAACACGAGCAAGAGTTTCTTTTCTCGCTTTTGTGAGAAAAAACCAGAAAAATTTCTAATCAAGCAAGAAATTCGGTGACCAAATCGGATGTATGTGTCCGCTTCGATGTAGAGAAAGATTTTTAAGGTGGTGGTAGGAAGAGACAAATTCGGTTTCCCTAGGTAAGTCAATCTGTTGTCCAAGATGGCCATAGGACGGCGGGATGCGAATAGGGATACTGACAGGTAACGAGCTTGTCAGTATCTCTATGCTCCCACCGTGCTTCTTTATGCCCATTTTCGGACTGAAGCCCGTGCGTAGTTTTGCATCCCGCCGTTCGGCAAGAACGAAAGGAACGCAAAACTATGAAAATCCAGCTTAACGGTATCATCAAAGACTACTCTGCGCAGGAGGTCAAGGCTCTCCAACAGCAAGGGCATCGTTTTCAGCTCAGTAAGAAGCTGGGCGTGTATGTCCCCGTCCCGATTCAGATCCACGAAAACGGAAGAATCCGGGATACGGGCATGGATGAACTCGTCCGGCGGAAAACTGCCGGAGAAAAGTTCCTCAAGGCGTCGGGGCGGGCAATTTATGCACCTGTCGATGCTAATCAATACTCCGTCGTCATGTGCCCAATCTGGCGGGAGGATAAGCGGGAAAAGCGCGAGCAGCACTGTATGTATGAAGGAAAGCCCTGCTGCGCCAACCGCAGCTGTGATGGATGCTCACATCCCGTGTATCGGACAATCTCTTTGGAACGTGCGGTGGATGTCAATGACCCGGCACTTCCCGTCCACGAGGATGTTGCCGACACTGCAGCACGCGAGGAGCGTAATCGCAGGCTGTACGAGGCTCTCTCCAAACTCGATCCCATCGACCATGAAATTCTTATCCGCAGGGCTTCGGGACAGTCGGAGCGTGCCATTGCCGCCGCTGTCGGTTTCAAATCTAAGGAAAGCATCCGCAAGCGCATGAATAAGTTCATGCCCGGGCTTCAAGCACAGCTCAAAGATTTTATGTAAAAATTGGTGACCAAAACATACGGCGGTGTCCTCTTCTTTATAGGAAGGTGAAAATCCCCGCAGTCAATTGAAAGGAAGTGATCTCCATGCGGGAGGAAAACGAAGCAATAGCCGAGCTTATCGGCGTTCTTCACCGATTGGTCGATGTCTTGGAGGAATTCGTGCAGAGCACTCCAAGCGATGAGCAGTCGAAGGTGTCGGAATCGGAGGAAGCCTCACCGACACTTGAAGAAGTACGCACCGTGCTTGCACGACTCTCTGTCGAAGGGCACAGCGCAGCAGTCAAGTCTCTGATCTCCAAGTTCGGCGTAGACAAACTCAGCGAGCTTGCGCCGGAGCACTATGCGACACTCCTGAAGGAGGCTGAGAAGATTGGCTCGTAAACACGCCATCCTCTCGGCATCCTCTGCTGCACGTTGGATCGCCTGCCCGCCGTCAGCTCGCCTCAATGCGGAAAAGTCTGATGCGCCAAGCGAGTATGCCGCCCAAGGGACAGATGCGCACACGCTCTGTGAGTACAAACTCCGCAAGGCACTTGGTGAGCGAGTGCGCGATCCGACCAAGAAGCTGTCCTCCTATGACAGTGAGATGGAAGAGTGTGCAGACTTTTATGCCCAGTTCGTTATGGGGCTTGTGTCGCAGTTCCGCGAGGAGTCGAAGGATACGATGGTGTCCGTGGAGCAGCGTGTGGACTTCTCGGACTTTGTACCCGATGGGTTCGGCACAGCCGACACGCTCATCATCTCCGGCAAGACTGTCTGCATCGTGGACTACAAGCACGGAAAGGGCATTGAGGTCAGTGCTGAGCGCAATCCGCAGATGATGTGCTACGCGCTCGGCTGCATCCAGATGTTCGACGGACTGTACGACATCGAGTCGATCTGGATGATTATCTTCCAGCCGAGACTCAGCAATATCTCGGAGTATACCATCTCGAAAACTGACCTTCTGGCGTGGGCGCAAGACACGCTTGTACCCGCAGCAAAACTGGCACACGAAGGAGAAGGAGAGTTCTGCGCCGGAGCACACTGCCAGTTCTGCAGGATTAAGGCAACGTGCCGCAAGCGGGCAGAGTACAATCTGGAACTGGCTCGGTATGACTTTGAGATGCCTCCGACATTGGAAGATGCCGAGGTGGAAGCGGTGCTTGCAAAAGCCGATATGCTCGCCGCATGGGTCAGCGACATCAAGGAATACGCCCTGCAGCGGGCAATCCAAGGAAAACAGTGGACGGACTGGAAACTGGTGGAAGGCCGCTCGAATCGGAAATACACCGACGAGGCGGCGGTCGCCAAAACAGTCAAAGAAGCGGGCTATGAGCCATATGAGCAGAAACTGCTCGGGATTACGGCAATGACCAGTCTGCTCGGAAAAAATAAGCTTGAGGAACTGCTCGGAGGCTTCATCGTAAAACCGCAGGGGAAACCAACCCTCGCTCCCATGAGCGACAAGCGGCCTGCGATGAATACCGCAGCAGAAGATTTTGAAGAAAGTTGAGGAAAACACATCATGGCAAAAGTTATCAATCCGACAAAAGTGATCACGGGTGTCAAGACACGTTGGAGCTACGCCAACGTCTGGCAGCCAAAGTCCATCAACGGCGGTACGCCGAAGTTCAGCGTCTCGCTCATCATCCCGAAGTCCGACACCAAGACCGTGACCGCAGTCAAGAACGCCATTCAGACGGCATACGAGGAAGGGCAGTCGAAGCTCAAGGGCAGCAGCAAGTCCGTGCCCGCACTCTCGGCGATTAAGAACCCGCTCCGTGACGGAGACGTGGAACGCCCGGACGATGCGGCGTATCAGGACAGTTACTTTATCAATGCAAACTCTGCGACGGCTCCCGGCATCGTGGATGCTGCCCGCAATCCGATCATCGAGCACTCGGAGGTCTACTCCGGCGTTTACGGACGCGCAAGCATCAACTTCTACGCATTCAACTCGAACGGCAACAAGGGCATAGCTTGCGGGCTGAACAACCTGCAGAAGATTTCCGACGGTGAGCCGCTCGGCGGCAAGACCCGTGCCGAGGATGACTTCGCGGATGAGGACGAGGACTTTCTCAGCTAAATAACGGCTGACAGACATGGGCAGTGGGGATTCTTCCTCGCTGCTTTTGTCACGGAAGGAGAAGTGACATGAAATCATTGTCCGTTGATCTCGAAACGCGGAGCAGTGTGGATATTGGGAAAAGCGGCGTATATCGTTACACCGAGGCAGAGGATTTCGCGATCCTGCTCTTTGGATATTCCGTGGACGGAGGCGCGGTGCAGGTCATTGACCTCGTGCGTGGTGAGCGGATTCCGCAGGAAATTCTGGATGCGCTGGCGGATGATAGCGTCATCAAGTGGGCATTCAACGCCAACTTTGAGCGTGTGTGCTTGTCGCGATACTTGTCGGACTTGGGGATGCTTCACACTACCGAGCGCGCTTGTTTCCTCAGTCCCCACAGCTGGCGATGCACGATGGTCTGGTCTGCCTACATGGGACTTCCGCTCTCACTTGCCGCCGTCGGACGGGTGTTGGGATTGGAAGAGCAGAAAATGAACGAGGGCAAGGCACTCATCCGCTATTTTTCAACGCCTCCGTTCCACGAACCCACGGGAGCGAAGTGGGAACTCTTCAAGTCCTACAATCGCCGTGATGTCGAAGTGGAGATGGCAATTCAACAGCGTCTGTCCAAATATCCTGTGCCTCCGTCGGTATGGGAGGAGTATGTGCTAGACCAGGAGATCAATGACCGTGGGATACGTCTGGATATGCCCTTGGTGGAGAATGCCGTCCAGATTGACGAGATTACGAAAAATCAACTGTTGGACAGGATGAAGTCTCTGACGGGGCTTGAGAATCCGAATAGCGTGATGCAGATGAAGGCATGGCTCAAGGAGCAGGGCGTTGAAACCGAGTCGCTCGACAAGAAGTCCGTGACTGCCCTCCTTGCCAATGTTCCCACTCCGCTGAGGGAAGTGCTGGAACTTCGGCAGCAGCTTGCAAAGTCCTCGGTGAAGAAATATCAGGCAATGCAGAATACCGTTTGCTCGGATGATAGAGCGCGCGGGATGTTTCAGTTTTACGGTGCGAACCGCACCGGGAGATTTTCGGGACGGCACATTCAATTGCAAAATCTTCCAAGAAATTATCTCATCGACCTTGAGTGTGCCCGTGACCTCGTGCGCCAAGGGAATTATGCGGCACTCGAAATGCTCTATGAATCCGTGTCGGATGTCCTGTCACAGCTTATCCGTACTGCTTTTATCCCCAAGGAGGGCAGAAAATTCATTGTCGCGGACTTCTCTGCCATTGAAGCACGGGTACTGTCATGGCTTGCCAAGGAACGATGGCGTATGGACGTTTTTGCAAATGATGGCGACATCTACTGCGCTACAGCGGGCAGGATGTTCCATTGCAATGTGGTCAAGCATGGAGAGAACGGGCATCTCAGGCAGTACGGTAAATTAGCAGAATTGTCGAGTGGATACGGCGGCTCCGTTGGTGCGCTGAAAGCATTCGGTGCATTGGAGTCCGGGATGAAGGAAGAGGAGCTGAAACCGCTCGTGGATGCATGGCGTGCAGCAAATCCGAACATCGTGGACTTCTGGTGGGCGGTGGATCGCGCCGCGAAGGACTGTATCAAGGAGCGCAGCACAAAGGTCACACACGGCATCCGGTTCATCTATCGGGGCAGCATGATGTTCATCGAGCTTCCGAGCAGTCGCAGGCTCGCCTATGTGAAGCCGCGCATCGGGGAGAATCGGTTTGGCGGCGAATCCATCACCTATATGGGACTCGACCTATCGAAAAAGTGGGCGCGGATCGAATCCTACGGCCCGAAGCTCGTGGAAAACATCACGCAGGCAATCAGCCGTGACATTCTCTGTTATGCCATGCAGACGCTGCGAACGATGGACATTGTCGCGCACGTCCATGACGAACTCATCATCGAATGCGACGAGCGAGTCTCTCTTGTTGCCGTGTGTGAGCAGATGGCGCGAACTCCGCCTTGGGCAGAGGGGCTTCTGCTCCACGCCGACGGTTTCGAGTGCCAATTCTATCAGAAAGAGTAATTTCCATCCTCCCAGAAAATTGGGAGGATTTTTGGTGACCAAAACCTCCCTGTTCGTCCTCTTACTGATGAGAGGAACTAATCAGTTTTCAAAGGGAGGAAATCTTATGTTCTATGTTAAGGAAAACATCAATGACACTCTGGAGGTCACGGTGGAAATCAATGACGAGAATGTCTTCTGCCGCTGTCCGCGCTGCGGAGCGGAAGTGCCCGTCGATTTCAACGAGTTCTTCGGCGATGCGGAGTTTGACCTCTTTGGTACGGCGATCTGCTGCACGGAATGCAGCAGGAAGATGAGGTGCGAGAAATGATTGAGAGAAGAAACCACGAGGGCTACGCCGACCCAACGGCGTATGCCGCTCTTACCAGGGTATTCCGACAAAATCAGTTTACCTATATCTGCTCTCCCTATCGGGACAATCCGCGCGTCAACGTCATGCGGGCGCGGCAGTACTGCAAGTTTGCTGTGGGCAGGGGGCGGATACCACTCGCGCCGCATCTGTACTTTCCTCAGTTTCTGTCGGAGGTAGATGAGCGGGAGAAAGCGATGGATATGAATTTCGAGCTTCTGAGGCTGTGCGGCGAGGTCTGGGTGTTCGGCGAGAAGATCACCGAGGGCATGGAAACGGAGATTGCTCATGCCGGGAGACTGCGGAAGAACATCCGTTATTTCACAACCAAATGCGAGGAGGTGCTTGCTCCATGAAAATCGCGGTCTGTAATCGTAATACCGAGAAGCGGTACAAAAACAAAGAAATGAGCTGGGAGGACATCAAAGAGCGCAACCGTCATCCCATCCGTACCTCGGAAACCGTGGAAGAGTATCCGAAACTGCCGAAGGCACAGCGGGATATTGCCAAAGACCAGGGTGGCTTTGTCGGCGGCTGGCTGAGAGGCGGCATTCGGAAGAAAGGTCATGTCATCAGCAGGGAGTGCGGTGCGCTCGATGCTGATCACATTCCCGACGGGGAGGATTTTCTCGGTAAAGCAAAAGAAGTCCTCGCGGGCGTACGTTTCTTCATCTACTCCACCCACAGTCATGCGCCACAACATCAGCGGTATCGTCTCGTGATGCCGTTCTCCCGCGAAGTCAGTGAGGAAGAATATGCACCATTCATGCGTATGGTCGCAAAACAGATCGGCATGGAGTATTTCGATGACTCCACCTATCAGGCAAACCGCATGATGTACTGGGCTTCCTGCCCGTCCAACGGCGAGTTCATATTTGAGGAGCAGGACGGTGATCCGCTGGATGTGGATGCCTATCTCGCAAAATACGATGACTGGCGGGATGTGACACAATGGCCGGTATCTTCCCGCCAGTCCGAAGCCGTAAAGCACAGTGTCAGCACACAGGCAGATCCACTTCAGAAAAGTGGCATCGTCGGAGCCTTCTGCCGTGCCTACAGCATCGAGGAAGTCATTGAGAAACATCTCTCCGATGTCTATACACCGTCGGCGGTAGATGGGCGTTATGACTACATCCCCGGCGAAGGAACGGCGGGTGTGGTCGTCTATGACGGCAAATTCGCATACTCGCATCATGCAACCGATCCTGCCTCCGAAAAACTCCTGAACGCATTTGACCTCGTTCGAATCCATAAGTTCGGTGACGATGACTCCAAGAAGTCCTTTGCGGCGATGGCAGAACTTGCCAGTCGCGATGAACTCGTTTCCTCCTTGCTCCTCGCCGAGCGGAGGGAGACGGCGGCACAGGATTTTGAGGGCAGTGATTGGGAGACGGCACTCGTTCGTGACAAGAACGGCGTACTGGTCAACTCCCTGCGCAATTTGAAACTCATCATGGAGCATGATTCGGTCTTGAAGGGGATCGTATTCAACCAACTGGCGGACAATATGGAAATTCGGGGAGAAGTCCCGTGGAAGCATCCGGGGAGGTTCTGGCGGGATGCAGATGACGCGCAGCTCATCTGCTATGTAGACGATCACTATGGAACGTTCTCGGCACGAAACTATGAGATTGGTGTGACCAAGGTCGCCGACGACCGATCCTATCATCCCATCCGTGAGTTTTTAGACAGTCTGCCGCCGTGGGATAAAGTCCCGCGTCTGGACACCCTGCTCATTGATTATCTTGGAGCGCCGGATAATGCCTATGTACGTGCAGTCACGAGAAAGACACTCTGCGCCGCTGTTGCAAGAGTGCGGAAACCCGGCATCAAGTTTGACAACATTCTCGTTCTGAACGGACCGCAGGGTATCGGAAAGTCCACGATTGTGGCACTTCTGGGCGGCGAGTGGTATTCCGACAGCCTGTCTCTGACCGACATGAACGACAAGACCGCAGCCGAAAAACTCCAAGGCTACTGGATCATGGAAATCGGAGAACTTGCGGGAATGCGGAAAGCCGACATCGACAAGGTCAAGGCGTTCATTTCGCGGCAGGATGATAAATACAGAGCCAGTTTCGGGCGGCGTGTTACCCCGCATCCGAGACAGTGCATCTTCTTTGGCACGACCAACTGCGAGGGTGCATATCTCCGTGACGGTACAGGAAATCGCCGCTTTTGGACAGTCAAGACACCGGGCGGGAAAAGGAAGCCGTGGGATCTCTCTTTGGAGGAGATCAAGCAGATCTGGGCAGAGGCAGTCGCAAGATACGATGCCGGGGAATCCCTCTACCTTGACGCAGAGTTGGAGTCCGTGGCGAAAGCCGAGCAGGATGCCGTTACGGAGCAGGATGAGCGTGAAGGATTGGTGCGGCTCTATCTGGATGAACTTCTGCCTGCCAACTGGAATCAGATGGGGCTTTATGAACGGCGGGACTTCCTGAGCGGCGACGATCTTTCCGCACGAGGGACAGAAAAGCGGCAGACCGTCAGCAATATGGAGATCTGGTGTGAATGTTTTGGCAGACGGAAAGAGGATCTGCGTCCCATCGACAGCTATGCCATCGCTGCCATTATGGCAAAGATCCCCGAATGGCAGAAACTGCCCGAGCCGAGACGCATCCCGATCTATGGCAAGCAGAGAATTTACAGCCGCTTGTGACTTGTGCCGCAGTTGTTCCACGTTCAAAGCTTTGCTGTATAAGGCTTCGGTACAAGGGAACAATATTTATATATTAAATAAAATATATAAAAAATAAATAGTGAGCGCGCGGGTATACACATACGCGCGTAAAGCAAAATTTCCTGTGCAGTGTTGTTCCGAAAACTATCGGAAGCCTTGCTATGACTGGATGAAAGGATGGAACAAGCACATGGAACGGAGTGCGGAACAGGAGAACAAGATGCGGGAGAAGGACATTGAGAAGGAACTTGCAGCAAGAACCAGAGCGATGGGCGGCATCGCACCAAAGTTTACCTCACCGGGATTCGATGGAATGCCCGACCGACTGGTACTTTTGCCCGGCGGCAGAATGGGTTTTGTGGAACTGAAAGCACCGGGGAAGAAGCCGAGAGCCTTGCAGCTGGCACGGCACAGGCTGCTTCAGCGGCTTGGATTCAAGGTGTATGTGATTGACGGCATCGAGCAGATTGACGGCGTATTGGAGGAAATCGACCATGAATGAACTTACGGTATTGGAACACAACAGCATCCGTGTCATGACCACGGAGCAGCTTGCCGAGGCGTATGGATGCAGGGCAATTCATATCCAGCAGAATTTTAAGAACAACAGGGAGCGATTCGTTGAGGGGAAGCATTACTTCAAACTTGAAGGTGCTGATCTCAAGGCTTTCAAGGACTCACTCGAAAATATCGAGTCAGTTGTCGGGAGTCGCGCACCGTCTCTGATTCTTTGGACGAAACAAGGGGCGGCGCGCCACAGCAAGATGCTGGGAACCGAGCGGGCATGGGATGTTTTCGATGAGCTGGAAGAAAGCTACTTCAACCCTATGAGGAACATGACCCCCGAGGAATTCCTGCTCTACAGTGCACAGCGAATGGTGGAACAGGCGAAGGCAATCAAGGCGGCAAATGCACGGATTGACAAGGTGGACGAGCGGCTTCTTGAGGTCGAGTCCAAGCAGATGACCATCGATGAGCACCACTACACCATCATCGGCTATGCAAACCTCACGGGAGTTCGTGGCGTTGGTCGGGATGTCGCCGCAAGACTCGGACGCAAAGCCTCGGCAATGTCCAGAAAGCAGGGCTACCACATCGGCAAGGAGTACGATGCCAAATATGGCATGGTGAATACCTATCATGTGGATGTGCTGCAGGAAGTGTTTCGGTAATGAATTCCGTTGAGATTGGAGGTGATGCCCCATGAAGTTCATACCGCATGATTACCAGCAGTACGCCATCGACTTTATCGCAAGCCATAAAACTGCCGCCGTACTCCTCGATATGGGACTTGGAAAGACGGTAATTACGCTTACAGCCCTCAATGACTTGCTCTTTGACCATTTTGAGATTTCTCGCGTTCTCGTTATCGCACCGCTTCGTGTGGCACGGAACACATGGCCGCAGGAGATCGGTAAGTGGGAGCATCTGAACCATATCCGTTATTCCGTTGCAGTCGGAACGGAGAAAGAGCGTCGGGATGCGCTTCGCAAGCAAGCCTCCCTCTACATCATCAACCGCGAGAACGTGCCGTGGCTCGTGGAGAAAACGGACTTCTCCTACGATGCCATCGTGATTGACGAACTCTCGTCCTTCAAGAATTGGAGCAGTAAACGCTTCAAGGCACTCATGAAGATTCGCCCTCTGGCAAAGAGAGTCATCGGGCTGACGGGAACGCCGTCCGGCAACGGCTTGATGGACTTGTTCGCAGAGTTCAAGGTGCTCGACATGGGACAGCGTTTGGGGCGGTTCATTACGACGTACCGGCAAGATTACTTCGTGCCGGACAAGCGAAACGGACAGGTGGTCTTCTCCTACGCTCCCTTGCCCGGAGCCGAGGAGCGGATTTACGAGAAGATTGCCGACATCACCATCTCCATGAAAGCCGCCGACCATCTGAGAATGCCGGAGCTGATCGAGAGCGAATACAGTGTTCGCATGAATGAGGAAGAGAAGAAAATGTATGCCGAGATGTGCGAGCAGTTGGTTTTGCAGATGAAGGGCGACGAGGTGACGGCGGCAAATGCCGGAGTCCTGTCCGGGAAACTCGCGCAGATGGCAAACGGTGCAGTCTATACGGACGATGGAACTACCCTGCATATCCATGACCGCAAACTTGATGCCTTGGAGGACATCGTCGAGAGCATGAACGGCAAGCCTCTTCTCGTGACATATTGGTTTCGGCATGATGCGGAGCGCATCGAAAAGCGCGTGCCGTGCGTCCGACTGGATACGGATGACGCAATCGCCCGATGGAATCGCGGAGAGATCCCCGTTGCTCTCATCCATCCGGCGAGCGCAGGTCACGGGCTGAACCTTCAGAGCGGCGGTTCGAGCTTGGTGTGGTTTGGCATCACATGGAGTTTGGAATTCTATCAACAGACCGTGGCGCGGCTCTATCGGCAGGGACAGAACTCAAACACTGTGGTGGTGCAGCACATCATCGCCGAGGGCACGATTGACGAGAGAATCCTTCGCGCTTTGAAGCAGAAGGACAAGACACAGGCGGCTCTGATTGCTGCCGTCAAAGCGGAGGTAACATCATGAACTATGAAATTCTGGCAAACGCCATCGTCGAACAGGCGGCGAAAGACTATCGGTGGGCACGAACGACTCTTGCCAAAGACGCAGGGAATGTTGCAGCGGCAGCGATGCGCAGCGAAACTGAGCGGTTCTTTCGTTCCGCATGGTTTGGTCAGTTGACGAGTATAAACGGAGAGTGGCTTCTCCAACAGTTAGAGGGGGAATTTGTGTGACAGCAAAGGAATATCTCAGTCAGGCATGGAACATTGACAATGAAATCCAGAGTATGTTGGAGGAGGTCTCAGTTCTTCGCAGTATGGCAGAAAAGACTACCGCCGTGATTACGGGAATGCCGAGCAATGCAACGAGGAACACGTCGCAGCTTTCCGACACCATTGCAAAAATCATCGAGCGTGAAGAGAAGATCGACGCTGAGATTGATCGGCTTGTCGATCTGCGCTCCGAAATCTACGAAACGATACAGCAGGTGGAGGACAAAGAGGCACGGCGTGTCCTGTATCTCCGTTATATGGGTTACCGCTCGTGGGCAGAGATTGCGACGGAGATGAAACTTGGTCTTCGTCAAATCTACCGTCTGCATGGCGTTGGACTGAAAAATATTTCTCCGATGTCACTAAATGTCACTAAATGGCAGTCGATGTCGTCTTGATGTCACTACATTGACAGTGATATGATATACTCAGCGAAAATAGGATATGGAATCAGCCTTCTTGGAGAAGCAATTCTCCGTGAGGGCTTTTTTGATGGAGAAACGCAATGCCGAGAAAACCAAAGCGCCCTTGTCGAATGACAGGCTGTCCGAATCTTACAGACCGGAAAAGCTGTTACTGTGAGGAGCACGAGAAAGTCATGCAGCGACATTACGACCACTTCACGCGCGGCTATGATCAGCACGAGAGGTATGGCAGCGCGTGGCGCAGGATTCGCGACCGTCACTTGTCAGCGCATCCGCTGTGTGAGTGTTGCAAGGAGCGAGGCAGATACGTTCTCGCGACGCTTGTGCATCATATTCGACCTCTCGCCGACGGCGGCACGCACGATGAGAGCAATTTGATGTCGCTCTGCGTGTCTTGTCATGAGCGGATTCATCAACGGAAAGCACCAAAATAAAAAGCCGACTCCAATGAATCGGCTAGAAGAGATCGCTATGTGAACCCGTGCGGGAAGCGGTCAGAATCAGTTTTCCTTTGTCGATGGCATATACGAGTAGCCAGTCCGGCATGATGTGGCATTCGCGAAAACCAATGTAATCACCAACGAGTGCGTGATCCCGATACCTTTCGGGCAGTTGTTTTTCCGCGCAGAGCATTTTCAGAACATCATCCAGCTTTTGTATATCTGCCCCACGTTTGCGCAGTTTCTTTAAATCCTTGCGGAACTGCGTGGTGGTGACGAGATCAAGCATGGGCATCCTCCGCATCCAGATCATCCATCAGTGCGGACAGCGACGGATAACGCTTCGGCTCAATTTTACCATCCATGATGTCGCGTGCTTCCTGCATGGCAAGAAGTGTTTCCCTATTATAACGGGGCTGTTTCGGTTGGAAGGGAAAGCCTCCCTCCATGATGGATGCGTGCAGGAAGATGTTAATGGCGTCGGTCACGGAGATACCGAAACTGGAAAAAACGGTTTCAGCTTGCGCTTTGATTGTCGGTTCGATGCGCATATTGATTGTTGCGGTCTTGGACATGATGCATAACCTCCTTTTGGTTATTGTAACGCGAAAGTGAAGCAAATGCAATACGCTAGACCCCCTAGGGGCGGTCAAATCTCTAAAACCGCGCCGTTAGTGGACCGGGGAGGGGGCGCACGCACAAAAACGTCGGTTCAAACGGGGTATTAAAGGAAGGGGGCGGGAAGATGGCGCGTGACGGTACAAATCGCGGCGGACGGCGCATCCGGGCGGGAGACAAACCCGAAGCACTCGCAGATAAAATCGCGGGCGGGCGCACAGCACACATGATGGAGTTCCCGATGATGGAACTGGACGGCACAGACCTTGTGGATGCCGCCGACCTCTACGGCGAGGAGATGCCGAATCCGAGCGAGTACCTGTCGGCGCGTCAGCGGAATGGAAAGCCGCTCGGTGCAGACGAGATTTTCCGCGAGACGTGGCTGTGGCTCAAGGAGCGCGGCTGTGAGCGTCTCGTGAATCCTCGCCTCATTGAAAGCTACGCGCAGGCATTTGCCCGCTTCATCCAGTGTGAGGAAGCAATGAGTCAATACGGGCTCATTGGCAAGCATCCGACGACAGGTGGAGCGATTGCAAGCCCCTTTGTTCAAATGGGACAGGCGTTTCAGAAGCAGTCCAATCTGCTCTGGTATGAGATATTTGACATCGTAAAGCAGAACTGCACCACCACATTCAGCGGATCGCCGCAGGAGGATCGGATGGAGCGGCTGTTGCGCTCGAGGAAGTAAGGAGGGAAGTCATTTGAACAAAACAACATCGGAGATGAAGCTCGTTCCAATTGAGAGACTCGTTCCGTATGCCAACAACGCACGGACGCATTCGCCCGAACAGATCAACAAGCTGCGCGGCAGTCTGCGTGAGTTTGGATTCGTCAGTCCCGTCATCATTGACAAGGACTACGGCATCCTCGCAGGACATGGGCGCGTTATGGCCGCACGGGCAGAGAACATCGAGCAAGTTCCGTGCGTATTCGTCGACCATCTGACCGAGGCGCAGAAGAAGGCATACATCCTCGCAGACAACCGTTTTGCACTAGATGCAGGATGGGATGAAGATATGCTGCGCGTTGAGATGGAAGCGTTGCAGGGGATGGACTTCGACATCTCACTCACGGGCTTTGACGAATTCGAGATTGCCGACCTGCTCTCACTGGATGATGGGGAGGTGCAGGAAGATGACTTTGATGTGGATACAGAACTCGTAAAGCCTTGTGTCGCACGGTCGGGCGATGTATGGCATCTTGGTAAGCACCGTGTCATCTGCGGAGATTCCACACTGCCGGAGACATACGAGCGTCTGCTTGGCGGCGAGAAGGTCAACCTCGTATGCACGGATCCCCCATACATGATCCAGCTTGAAAGCACATCGGGGAAAATCAAGAACGACGATCTGAATGACAAGGATGCCTACGAGTTCCTGAAATCCGCCTTTACCGCCTTCCACTCGGCGATGGCAACGGACGCTTCCATCTACATTTTCTACGCAACAGCAAAAGCCCGCATCTTTCATGACGCTTATGAGGATGCGGGCTTTAAAGTTGGCGCAGGTCTGGTGTGGAAGAAAGACCGCCTCGTCCTCACACGGACGGACTGGAAGTACATCCACGAGCCGATTATCTGGGGATGGAGAAAGGATGGGCGGCACAGATGGTACGGCGATCAGAAGCAGACTACGGTGTTCTCTTTTGATCGTATCAAGGACTCGAAGAAGGACGGCTGCGGTCATCCGTCCTCGAAGCCCGTGCCGCTTATCGCGTATCTCGTCAAGCAGTGTACGCAGACGAATGGTATCGTTCTCGACGGATTCCTTGGCTCGGCATCAACGCTGATCGCCTGCGACCAGTTGGGGCGTATCTGCTATGGTGTGGAACTTGAGCCGAAGTTCGTGGATGTCGCTGTTGAGCGGTACATCCAGAGCAAGGACGGCAATGCAGAAGATGTATTTTTGGAACGTGATGGTGAGCGCATTCCGTATGCGGATGTACCGAAACCAAAGGAGGAAGCATAATGCGTGTGTTTTTGAATCCGGGTCATGCCCCGGACGGGAATCCCGACCCCGGCGCGTGCGGCTATGGGCTGCGAGAATGTGATGTGGCAAAGAATGTCGCTGACCTTGTTGCAGGCTATCTCACTGCCGCAGGTGTTGAGGTGGTCGGAAAATTGCAGTCCGACAGTCTCCGTGAAGTTGTCTCAGCTTCCAACTCTGCGGATGCCGATGTGTTTATCTCCATCCACTGCAATGCGTGCAACGGCATGGCGCAGGGGACGGAGGTTTGGCACTACTACGGAAGCGGCGCAGGGGAGAAGCTGGCACAGTGCATCCAGAATCAGATTGTGGATGCGCTCGGAACTGTGGATCGCGGCACAAAGGGCGCAAAGCCCGGTGTCAACGGTTTGTACGTTCTGAGCAACACCGATGCGGTCGCTGTGCTCGTGGAGCTTGCGTTTATTGACCATGCGGGCGATGCAGAATTGCTCCGCAGCCGGCAGGATGGATTTGCCCGCGCCATTGCGCGTGGGGTAACGGATTATGAAGGAGCGTGTTGAAGATGAAACTGGAACACATTCAAAACGAGCTGAAGAACCATGTAGGGGACTTTGTGCGCACGGAAGCGAAGGAAGCGACCGTTCTCTGGCTGCATGAGAAGGGGCTTCCTGTGGCGCGTGAAGTGTCGGCGGCGTATACGGCGGCACTGAAAGAGAGTGCCGAGAAGGAGTCAGGATGGTGCAGATTCCGTGACCGCATCTTCCTGCCGCTTGTCATTGACGGGGCGATCTGGATGACGGGCAAGATGCTCGAGCGGATGACTGCTCCTCATTCTGTGAAATGATGACGCTCTGCGGTTTATCTCTCTAGATGGCTATGGTGTATACAACAGATTCTGCTTGCTAATTCTTCCCATACGAGTGATGAATGTAATGACCAAAGTACATGAAGGAGGAAACCACCATGAAGGTCAATTACAACATCCAAAAGGAAGAGCGCAAGGCGATGGTCGCGGCAGTCAGCAAGGCAGTCGGCGAAAAGCCCGTCTATTGTGGCGCACCGAGCTTTTCCTACAAGATCGGAGCATTCGAGATCACGAAGGACGGCGGTCTTTGCTTCGACGATGCCACCGACGAAGCGACACTTGCGCGTGTGCGCACGGCACTGCGCGAGGAGGGCTTCATGTCCGAGGGCGGGGAGAACGAGGGCATCTGCGCAGACACAGGGGCGAAGGAGCCGAGCACAACGGAATCCGCGACGAGCGAGACTCCTTGCGAGGACACGGCGCAGAACGATTCCACCCCGACGGAAACGGCAGATGCAGAAGCTGACTCCTCCGAAGATACCCTTTCCATCAGTCTCCCACGCAGCCTTTTCACCGAGACGGCACTGCAGAATCTGGACGCGCTCCTCCTGAGCAAGGGGCGGCTCATTCGGCACGCCTTTGACATTCGCGAGGCGACCTACACGCTGACCGATGACCGCATCACCTTCGCATGGCTGCACGGCACGATCACCGATGAGACAGCAAAGGCATATGCCGAGTTCATCAGCAAACTCTGCCTGATGGCACGGACGCAAAAGCGTGTCACGGCAAAGGAGAAGATCGTGGACAACGAGAAATATGCATTCCGCTGCTTCCTCCTGCGCCTTGGCATGATCGGGAGTGCCTACAAAGAGTCGCGCAAGATTCTCCTGCAGAACCTCACGGGCAGCAGCGCGTTTAAGAGCGGACATCGGAAAGGAGATGAGCGTCATGCATTTTCCGAGTAGGGAGCAGATCGCTGCACTTCAGCGGCAGTACCAACGCGGGACAAAGGTGGAACTCCTCGGCATGGACGATCCGCAAGCCCCAACGGTGGGAACGAGGGGCGAGGTCCTGGGCATTGATGACGCGGGACAGCTTCTCGTCCGATGGGCGACAGGCTCCTCGCTCAGTTTGATCCCCGGCGTGGACTCCTTCCGCATCGTGCAGAAAGGCGGTCAATCATGAACGAGAAGGTTGTTTCCCAAATCATGGATATCCGTGATTCGGGGCAGGTGAATATGTTCGATGTTCCTGCGGTTCAGCGGATAGCGTTTGAGAAGGGATTCTACGAGCTGGTCTGTTACATCGAGGAGGACCGCGCAGCGTATGTGCGCTTCATCCTCACGGGTGAACAATAGGCGATAGTTTCAGCGACTCAGCACAGCCTTTCGGGGCTGTGTTTCTCTCGAAAAATAAGTGTAGTTTATCCGAAATATGACTTGCTATATTCTGTGTTTAGAGGCATATATACACATGACGAAGGGAACAACCTACACACAGAAAGCGAGGAACACAAAATGAAAAGCGTAGAAGCAAGATGGCCGAAGACCACCACGATGGAGCACCTTGATGAGATGCGGTTCGGGACGAGCGGCGCGATCCTGCGGTACGGCGAGCAGATCCTTGTCGTCGGGATGGAATGTTGGGGCTTCCACGCAGCCGTCTACGAGATGGTCGAAACGCCGGAGGAGACGGGATTCGCGGACATTGAATGCCGCTTGAACCTTGTCGAAGCCGCCACCGAGCTTTTCGAGGACGGCGGGCACGCGATGGCTTGGTGCATGAAGCGCATCTAAGCCACGCCGAACAACAAAACAGCCCTTCGGGGCTGCTTCTCGTTACAGATATTTCGAGTCGCTGACAGCGGCTCTTTTTTGATGGGGAGGATTGCTTGCGAAAACTTACGGACTACAAGCCGACAAAGTTTATGGCAGAGAACGCGCATTATGACAAAGCCGCTGCGGACTATGCCGTGGGATTTATTGAGTGCCTGTGCCATACGAAGGGGACGTGGGCAGGAAAGCCCTTCGAGCTGATCGACTGGCAGGAGCGCATTATCCGAGACATTTTCGGAATTCTGAAGCCGAACGGCTATCGTCAGTTCAACACGGCATATGTGGAGATTCCCAAGAAACAGGGAAAACAGCTTGCTCTCGATACGAAAATCCCGACACCGAACGGATTCACTACGATGGGCGATATTCGCGTCGGAGATACCGTTTTTGACGAAAACGGGCAGCCCTGCCGTGTTGTTGCCAAGAGTGATGTGGATGATACCGAGCAAGCCTATCGGCTGACTTTTCGTGACGGCTCGTCCATCGTCGCAGGGGAACGGCATCTCTGGAATGTGGAGCACATCATCGGCGAGCCGCGATCCATGCTTTGGACAACGGGTGAAATCTACAGCCGAACGATGAGGTACAGAGAAAAATATCGGGATAACGATAAAGAGGCACGCCGCTCCATCATTCGTATCCCTGCGGCAAAGACGCTGCAGATCGAGGGAAGGAACCTGCCCGTTGCTCGCTCCTGTTTTCATTATCTGACAGACATCGTGCTGCTCTCAGAGAGAGTCCCCATGCAGTGCATTCAAGTGGACAGCAGGAGTCATTGTTATCTGGTAGGGGAATCCTTCATTCCAACCCACAACAGTGAACTTGCCGCCGCTGTTGCACTCCTCCTTTGCTGCGGCGATGGGGAGGAACGCGCCGAGGTGTATGGCTGTGCCGCTGACCGTCAGCAAGCGAGCATCGTATTCGAGGTCGCAGCAGATATGGTCCGTATGTGTCCTGCACTCAGCAAGCGAGTGAAGCTCCTCGCCTCCCAGAAGCGGATGGTGTATCTGCCGACGAACAGCTTCTATCAGGTGCTTTCGGCAGAGGCGTATTCAAAGCATGGCTTCAATATTCATGGCGTTGTGTTTGATGAGCTGCACACGCAGCCGAACCGCAAGCTCTTTGACGTTATGACGAAAGGCTCCGGCGATGCGCGAATGCAGCCGCTTTACTTCCTCATCACCACGGCGGGGACGGATACACAGTCCATCTGCTACGAGACGCACCAGAAAGCGAAAGACATTCTGGAAGGTCGAAAGATTGACCCGACCTTCTATCCCGTGATCTATGGAGCGAAGGAAGATGAGGATTGGACAGATCCCGAGGTCTGGAAACGGTCGAATCCGTCCCTCGGCATCACGGTCGGCATCGACAAGGTACAGGCGGCGTGTGACTCTGCACGGCAGAATCCCGCCGAGGAGAACAGCTTCCGTCAGCTGCGTTTGAATCAGTGGGTGAAGCAGTCTGTACGGTGGATGCCGATGGATAAGTGGGATGCGTGCGCCACACCTGTGGATGCCGAGTCCTTGGAGGGGCGCGTCTGCTACGGCGGTCTTGACCTTTCCTCCACGATGGATATTACGGCATTTGTTCTTGTATTCCCTCCGACGGAGGAAAATGAGCCGTTTGCCGTGCTTCCGTATTTCTGGATTCCCGAGGAGAACATTGACCTGCGTGTGCGGCGTGATCATGTGCCGTATGACGTGTGGGAGAGGCAAGGTTTCCTGCAAACGACAGAGGGAAATGTGGTTCACTACGGATTCATCGAGATGTTCATCGAGAAACTGGGTGAGAAGTACAATATCCGCGAGATTGCCTTCGACCGATGGGGCGCGGTGCAGATGGTGCAGAACCTTGAGGGCATGGGATTCACCGTTGTTCCATTCGGGCAGGGCTTCAAGGATATGAGCCCGCCGACCAAGGAACTGATGAAGCTGACCTTGGAAAAGACAATAGCGCACGGCGGGCATCCCGTCATGCGCTGGATGGCAGACAACATCTTCATTCGCACCGACCCTGCGGGGAACATCAAGGCAGATAAGGAGAAATCTATGGAGAAGATCGACGGTGTGATCGCACTTATCATGGCACTGGATCGTGCGATCCGTTGCGGGAATGATACGTCGGAATCGGTGTATGAGAGCCGTGGTGTGTGGGTGTTTTAGGGCGATCGTATACACTCTTTATCTTCACATATGGCCTTGCTATTTTGCCGATAGTACGGGAATATACACATACCGAAAGGGAAAACCGAAGAACCAAGAAACGGAGGAAAAGAAAATGACGAAGAAGGAAATTGCCGAGATCATCGAGAGCAAGGCTGCCGAGTACGGACTCAAGCTGCAGGAAAACACGATGGGCTGGGCAAACGAGAGCAACCACGACACCTGCATCCGCATCGAGGTTCGCAAAGAGAGGGATTATGACAAGACGGATTGGGAAGCCCGCAAGGTTTTCTGGGACATCAAAGCCAACGCCGGCATTTGCCAGATGGGCGGAGATCCAACGCCGGAGGAACTTTTGAAAGCCGCCGACGAGATTGCGCGGGGCGCGAAATTCACAGCCGACATCAACAGCATGGAGCTTTCCTGCATCGAAATTTTCTAAGCTGAAACGACGGAGCACCGCTCGAAAGGGCGGTGCTCTTGCTCTCATCATCTTCTGTGGTAAGGCTTTTTCATACCGTTTTGGAAATGGAGGTTTCCATGAACCTATTCAGCAAACTCTTCCGTTCGCGGGACAAGCCCATGAATCATCTCGGCGGCTTGTCCTTTTTGTTTGGTCAGACGGCAGCGGGCAAGCCGGTCAATGAGCGTACTGCAATGCAGACGACGGCAGTCTATGCCTGTGTGCGTATCCTCGCGGAATCTATCGCAGGGCTGCCGCTTCACGTCTACGTCTACCAAGGGCAGGGCAAGGAGCGCGTGCCGGAGCACCCGTTGTATTTTCTGCTCCACGATGCGCCGAATTCCGAAATGACGAGTTTCGTCTTTCGTGAGACGCTTATGGCGCATCTCCTCCTGTGGGGGAATGCTTACGCACAAATTTTGCGGGATGGCAGGGGGCGTGTCCTTGGACTCTATCCGCTTCTCCCGGACAAGATGGAGGTCAGCCGTGACAGCCGCACGGGCGAACTCTATTACACCTACACGAGAAGCACGGAGGAGAATCCGAATTTTGCGGACAAGGGGCAGATTCGTCTGCGACGTGAGGATGTGCTGCATATTCCGGGGCTTGGATTTGACGGACTTGTCGGCTATAGCCCAATCGCTATGGCGAAGAACGCTATCGGTATTGCTCTTGCAACGGAAGAATACGGCGCGGCGTTCTTCAAGAATGGTGCGCGTCCGGGCGGCGTTTTGGAGCATCCCGGTGTGCTCAAAGACCCGTCGAAGCTCCGTGAGAGCTGGCACGCCGTCTACGGTGGTACGATGAACACGGGCAGGATCGCCGTCCTCGAGGAGGGGGTGAAGTATCAGCAGATTGCCATACCGCCGGAGGAGGCGCAGTTCCTTGAAACGAGGAAGTTCCAGATTGACGAGATTGCACGGCTCTACCGTGTGCCGCCGCATATGGTCGGTGATCTGGAAAAGTCGAGTTTCTCGAATATCGAGCAGCAGTCCTTGGAGTTCGTCAAGTACACGCTAAATCCGTGGGTAATGCGATGGGAGCAGTCGCTGCAGAAAGCACTTCTGACGGACAAGGAGCGGAAGGATTACTTCATCCGCTTCAACGTGGACGGACTTCTGCGTGGGGATTATAAGAGCCGCATGGAGGGATATGCCATCGGGCGACAGAACGGATGGCTATCGGCGAACGACATCCGCAGTCTCGAGGACATGAATCCGATTGAATCTATCGAGGGCGGCGATCTCTATCTCATCAACGGGAATATGACGAAGCTAAAGGATGCAGGTTTATTCGCCAACAAGAAAGGAGACGGCGATGAAACGTAAATTTTGGAACTGGGTACGGAACGAGGGAGAGAAGCGAACTCTGCTTCTGGACGGTGAAATCTCGGATGAAACGTGGTGGGGCGATGAGATCACACCTCAGATGTTCCGCTCCGAACTTCACGCCGCCGAGGGAGATATTGACCTCTGGATCAACTCACCAGGCGGGGACTGCTATGCGGCGGCGCAGATTTACAATATGCTCATGGAGTATAAGGGGCATGTCGCTGTCAAGATTGATGGGATTGCCGCTTCTGCCGCATCTGTCGTCGCAATGGCAGGATCAACCGTGGAGATTTCTCCCTTGGGGATGTTGATGATCCACAACCCGATGACTGTTTCCATCGGAGACACACATGAGATGGAGCGGACGATTACCTTCCTTGCCGAAATCAAGGAGAGTATCATCAACGCCTACGAACTCAAGACGGGACTTTCCCGTGCAAAGATTTCACGGCTGATGGATGCCGAGACGTGGATGAATGCAAAGAAAGCAGTGGAACTTGGATTTGCAGATGCCGTTCTCTATGCGGACGCACAGCGCCCTGTGACCGATACGGCAGACGGGCTGATCTTCTCCCGTGCCGCCGTCACGAACTCTCTGCTCTCGAAATTCGGGCAGGGAACACCATCAAACAATGTCGATGTAGAGCCTCTGAAAAGACGGCTCTTTTCTATTTCACACTAACGGAGGGAAAAAGATCATGGATAAGATAATGGCAATGCGCGAGAAGCGTGCAGAAATGTGGGAACAGGCAAAGCAGTTTCTGGATTCTCACGAAAAGGACGGGCATCTCACAGCCGAAGATGCCAAGGCGTATGAGCAGATGGAGAACGAGGTGCTTGCGCTCGGGAAGGACATCGAGCGCATGGAACGTCAGGCGATTCTCGACGCGCAGCTCGCAAAGCCTGTGACAGCGGCGATCACCAACACTCCGGGGGCAGGATTGTCTTCTGAAAAGACGGGACGTGCAAGCGAGGCATACCGTGCGGCAATGCTCAAGGCACTGCGTACGAATTTCCGGCAGGTGGAGAACGTCCTGCAGGAAGGCGTGGATGCAAACGGCGGCTATCTCGTACCCGAGGAATACGATCAGCGTCTCATTGACGTTCTGAATGAGGAGAACGTCCTGCGCCCGCTTGCGACGGTAATCACCACGAGCGGGGAGCACAAGATCAACATCGCCGCCACGAAGCCTGCGGCATCGTGGATTGAGGAAGGCGCGCCGCTCACCTTCGGGGACGCGACCTTTGCCCAGATCGTTCTCGATGCGCACAAACTCCATGTCGCGGTCAAGGTGACGGAGGAACTCCTCTACGACAACGCCTTCAACCTTGAGAGCTATCTCATCGAGCAGTTCGGCAAGGCACTGGGCAACGCAGAGGAGGACGCATTCCTGAACGGCGACGGGACTCATAAGCCCAAGGGACTTCTTGCCTCCGCAAAGACATCCGTTACCACGGCGGCGGCAGACCTCAAGGCGGATGAACTCGTGACACTCGTCTACAGTCTCAAGCGTCCATACCGGAAGAATGCGGCATTCATCGTCAATGACCAGACCCTTGCAAGCATCCGAAAGCTCAAGGATGCCAACGGTGCGTATTTCTGGCAGCCGTCCTACCAGATGGGCGAACCCGACCGTCTGCTCGGCTATCCCGTCTATTCCTCGACGTATATGCCCGCTGTCGAGGCGGGAAAGATCGTCATTGCATTCGGCGATTACTCCTATTACAACATCGGCGACCGTGGGACACGTTCCCTGCAGGAACTCAAGGAACTCTTCGCGGGCAACGGCATGGTCGGCTACGTCATGAAGGAGCGCGTGGACGGCAAGCTCGTACTCGAAGAGGCTGTGCAGACGCTCAAGATGAAGGGCTGATTTGGTATATGCGGCAAAGAAGGGAGGTGGTTCTATGCTTGTGCCGCTTGCAGCAGTCAAGCAGTATCTTAGGATTGACGGCGATGAGGAGGACGATCTCCTCACGCACTTTACGGAAACGGCAGAACAAATCTGTACAGCGTTACTGCGCGTGAAGAAGCTGTCCAAGGTCGAAGATCAGGCGATTGTGCGCGTTGCAATTCTCTACGCCGTGTCCTATCTCTATGAACATCGGGAGGAAGCGGATCACAGAGGGCTTGCCTTGACACTGCGGTCGCTTCTCTTCGGCGTTCGGAAGGAGGTCTTTTAGATGCAGGTGTCTATGAGCGAACTGCGTCATCGAATCACCATTCTGCGCCCCGTGATGGATACGGACGATGAGGGGAATATCCTCGCACAAACAACGCAGGAAGTCGGTAAAGCCTGGGCCCTCGTTCTGCCCTTTGCGGCGAAAATCTCCGACGGCTATGCGGAGAAGGTGCAGGAGGTGGATTACCGCATCGTTGTTCGTTACCGCACAGATGTACAAGTGACGGATTGTATCCGTTGGGGCAATAAAACGCTCACGCCGATTGCGCCGCCGTATCCGCTTGGCGGGAAGAAACGGTGGCTTGTTCTGGAATGCAGGGAGTTGGTGGAAGATGGCTAGATATCGAGGATTCGTCTCTGCCGAGAAGATCCTCTCGGAGCTTGGTGCAGAGGCGACGGCTGTGGCAAAGGAAGCCCTCGCACACGGTGCGGACGATGTGGTCGCAGAGGCAAAGAACCGCTGTCCCGTCTATACGGGAACAGATAAGCGTGTAGTGAAGGGCGCACTCCGTGACTCCATCCATAAGCGACTGCGCAGAAAGGACGGCTCTGTTTGGAGGATTGCGGCAAATGCGGAATCGCAGGATGGCGTATTCTACGGTGTGCTCGTTGAGTTCAGCCCACGCATCAACCGTCCGTTTCTCTATCCTGCCCTTGATGCCAGGAGGGACAGTATCCGTTCTGCCATCGTCGATGCCGTCCGTATGGCAATACGGAGGAGAGGGAAATGAGTATTGCGAAGATGGTGTACCAATCTCTTGTATGCTCTAAGGAGCTGACGCAGCTTCTCGTACATGGGAGAAAGGGCATCTACCACGGGCGCAGTCCCAATGCGGGGACATACCCCATTCTCGTCTACTCTGTCATTTCCGACGTTCCTGCGCTCTCGGCAGACGGTGCGGAACTGGAACGCCGAATCACGGTGCGTATCCATATTCTGACGAAGGATGGACGTTTTCGAGAGATTCACAGAGCAGTGCAGAATGTGCTTCTGCCGCTCGGCTTTGTCCGTGTGCAGACACAGGAACTGACAGAGAAAGATATATTCGTAGAAATCACAGACTATAAAACAGCAATGGAGGGAGAATAATATGCCAAGTCCAACACCGGCAGCAAAGCCCGCAGGGAATCTTACGAGCGGGCAGTTCATCAACATCCAGAAACTTCATATCGCCAAGATGCTCACCGATGAGGCGGACGGTACGGCGAGCTACGAGAAGCCGATTCCGCTCGGAAAACTGCTCCGCAAGGTGGACATCAAGCCGCAGACGAATCAGGCGGAGCTTTTCGCCGATGGGCAGTCCGTAGATACGGCATCGAATACCGCATCCTACGACCTCACCTTCGATACTGCCGCGCTTCCTTTGGAATACACAGCCTATCTTTTGGGACATAGTATCGAGAACGGCGTGATGAAGGCGGGCAAGGACGATGTCGCTCCGTACTTCGCCGTGCTCTTTCAGTCGGATAAGCGCAACGGCAAGAAGAGATACACCAAATTCTACAAAGTCCAATTCACGGAACCCTCGGAGAGCGGCAACTCGAAGCAGGAGAGCATTCAGTTCGACACGCCGACGCTGACGGCAAAGGCGATCTACCGACTCTCGGACGGGCTGTCCTACGCCAAGGCAGATGAGGAGGCGGCGGGCTTTGCCGCTGAGACTGGAACGAAGTGGTACGAGCAGGTCTGAGGGAGGTCACAATGAAAACACCAATACTGCATATTGCGGGCAGGGAGATCACGCCGCATCCTCCGAAGATGAAGGTATGGCGCGAGTTCCTTGCTTTTTTTGATGCAGAGAAACAGGACATGGATCTTGAGACGTTCTTGGACGAGCACGTCCGACTGATCGTCCTCGGCTTCGGACGGGAGGAAGTGACGAAGGAAGTCATCGACGAAAACGTAGAAGTTGCGGACATTGTGCCGCTCACCCGTGCGCTTTTCCGATGGATTCAGTCGCTGACGTTTTCCAAACTGGTGAACCTCCCAAACGAGGAGACGGGGAAAGAGGCGTAGTTCTTTCTCCGTACCGGAACTTACTGCGTTACTACGAGCGGCTGCAGTCCGCCTATGGGTGGACGATGCAGGAGATTGACGGGCACGAGATTGCATTTCTGCTCGATCAGCTTGTTGTAAAGGCGATCTGCGAAGAAAGATTGTCCGAGCGATTTATTGACGACGTGATGTAGGGAGGGAGATGGAGTGGCAAAGCGCGGACAGAAGATTGATGAACTCTATCTCGACATCGGTCTCAACATCGCACAGCTGCAACTAGATTTCGACACGGCGGGCAAGACCGTCTCAGATTCCATCGCACGCCTGAACAACAAGGCAAACAACATCCATCTGAAACTGGATGCCGATCTTGCCAAACTCGACGGTGTGGGGACGGAACTGGATAAGATCAAGGTGCGTCATCAGGCGATTAACCGAGAACTCGACATTCAGCGGCAAAAGGAACAGATTCTTGCCGCTGTCCTCCAATCCGCAAAGAAGAATGACGGCGTGGATAGTGCGTCCTATCGGCGTGCCGAGAACAATCTCCTGCGTCAGCAGAGAACCGTTGCCCAGACAGAAGCGGAAGTCCGAAAGCTCAACACGCGCCTCAAGGAGAGTGCGGTTCTCTCCGGCACGCTTGGCGGGCACATTTCCGCAGGAATGACGGCGGCACAGGCGGGAGTCAGGAATCTCACGAGTGGATTCAACGTCCTCTCTGCAAAGATGGCCGCTGTTATGGCTGTTGCGGCAACAGGTGCAGGACTGTTCAACATCACGAAAGATGCGATGCTTGCGGGCGAGAACGTCTATAAACTTACACAGCGGCTTCATGTGTCCGCGGGAGAGGCGGCGACGCTCAATCGGGTGTTTCAGCTTGCGGATACGGACATCAAGAGCATTATTCCACTGATCGCTCGTTTGGACAAACAGGTGGGATCTGCGGGAGAGAGCGGCAACGATACCGTCCGCGCCCTTTCACGTTTCGGAATTGAGCTCAAAGACCAGCAGGGCAATCTCCTGCCTCTGAACGAGCAGCTGGCGCAGCTTGCCAAGGGATACAAGACGGCAAGCGAAGCGGGAATGGAGGAAGCGTATACCGCCGAGGTGCTCGGTGCGCGTGGTGCGGCTCTCATCCCGATTCTAGAGCAGTATGACGATCTGATGACTATTTCTTCTCGCGTCAAGACCACGGGACTGCTTGACCCAGAGCAGGCGCATGAGACCTATCTCAAGTGGCGTGCGATGGAGATGGAAGCGGGACAGCTGAAACTTGCGCTTGGTGCGGCACTGCTTCCTGTCGCCGAGGAACTCATGCCCGAGATCAATGACGGCTTTGAATCTCTGGTTGAAATGATCCGCGACAACAAGGACGAGATCAAGGATGCCGTGCTCGGATGGGGCGAAGCTCTCAAGACCGTCGCAGAGCTCGCGGGCTTTGTCGGAGAACAGATTCACAAGGTCAATAAACACGCCGAGGCAAACAGCTGGCTTGTGAAAAATCACCCCGTGGCATCTCCGCTGATTGCTGTTCCGTTCCTCGGCGGCAGCGTTCTCGATGCTCTCTACGGGGACGAATACAAGCAATACCAAGAACAGCAGAAAATCGCCAAAGAGAAAGCGGCGGCAGAGGAGAAGGCGCGTGCCGAAGCGGAGAAGAATGCCAAGGCACAGGAGCAGAATGCCAAAGCTGCAAAAATCCGTGCGGCGGCAGAGAAAGATGCCGTGAAAACGGTCAGCGAATCTGCAAAGGCGACCGCACAACTGACGGACAGTTTATATACACTGACGCATACGGACATCCAGAACAGCCTTCACAGTCTGGATCGCGAATCCTTCGATTTCTTCCAGAAAGGCGCAGATCCGCATCTGATCGACGAATACCGTCTGGCGAAGGAAGCGAAGATATATTCCGACTTTCAGCGCGACGTTGTGGACAAGGCGAATGCGCTCTACAAGACCGATTTGCAAAACAAACTGGACTCCATCGCCCGTGAAGCCGATGCCTTCCACCAAAAGGGCTTGGACGAACTCCAAACACAGGCGTGGCTCAGTGAGAGCAAGGCGCGTGTCATGGAGCAGTGGGAGCGAGACGTTGCTTCCAATATTGACTCCATCTGGAAAACCGAGCTTGAAAACCGCCTTGCAGAGATAGAGCGCGAGAAGGATGCGTGGGTACAGAAGGGACTGGACGAGGTCGAGGCAACACGCTGGGCGGAGAAGCAGAAGCTCGATGCCAAACGCAACGCTGCTCTGGAAGTCCTCCGCTCCCAGAAAGAGGAACTGCAGGTGTTCAAGAAATCCGGGCAAGTTGGGTTGATGGAGTACCTTCGCAAGAAGAACAAGTTTACGGCAGAGGATCTGGGGCTGACACCGGAGCTTCTCCAACAGTTTCAGTCCGGGCGCAAATGGGCGATGGAGAATCTCCTGCCGAATTTCGCTCCCGAGAAGCGTGAGGACAGCTCCCGCATCCGTGTGAATGGGCAGGAGTTCTCCTATGCGGGGATGATGTCGGAACTCGGGCGGCAGGTGCAAGGCGTTTCTTCCGCATCTGACGCGCGGAACAGCGGTCAGACTGCTCCATCCATGACAGACAACCGTCAGATTCACATACAGGTGCAAATCGAGAACGCCGTCACGGAGGACAACGAGGGAATGCGTATGCTTGCCGATCACGTCGCCGACCGCATTCGCCCCGCCGTTGAAAATGCCCTTGGAGGTGATTCCAATTCATATTCACATTGGTGAGGTACGGACATTATCCGTTGAAAACTGGCAGACCGTTCCCGACGATCGTCAGCAAATCATCGAAATTGTCGGCGGCGCGGTCGTGCAGGATTTCGGACACATCACGGAGGGCGACCGTATTTCCTGTACGGTCACAATCACTGCCGCCGACTGGGAAAAGATCAAGAGCTACTGGGACAGCCGGGCAAGGGTGTCCGTGACCGATGAGGGCGGGAACATCCTGCCCTCTATGCGTGTCGTGGTGAAATCCTACGAGTATATGGCTCATTTTCCGAAGGTATATAAACTGTCTCTGGAATTTTGGAGGGTGTGATAATGGCAGAACTGCTGCATATCTATATGAACAATCCGACTGAGGGCGGCAAGGACGGGACGGAGGTGAGCTCAGGCACGGAACTTGCACCGATCTCCGTTTTGCTCGATGCGGGCAAGGGCGAAGAGAAAGCCGTCAAATGTGCAGTACGCTGCGAGAGCGGCTTCCATATCGACGGAACACTTACGGTCAAGTTCGTCGGTGATCATGCGGACAAGTGGAAAGCCGCGACGGATAACAAATACACTGCCGAAACGGCATTGGAGTCTGCCGAGTGGAAAGACAGTATCTCATTATCCAATATTGCCGATAAGAATACGATTTTCTGGGTCAAGGCTCTGAGTACGACAGATGAGCCGCCACAGCAGGATTCGAGTGTGGACATTCAGGCAGAGGGGCTGCTTGTGTCGGACTGAGGAGGTTCGTATGGCTTTCAAATACATCAATCCAGGCTATGCGGAGCTGCTCTCAGTTCGTGGCGGCACGACGGTAACAGGGGAGCAGTACAGCAAAACAGGCATATCCTTCTGGCAGCCGACCAGTGACAAAGGGCTGACGATTTCAGAATTCCCTGCAGAGCTTTACGGGAAACTGGATCTGTACTTCAAAGCACCGGAGAATGCAGACCGTGCCAAACTTACCCTTGCAATTGGTGGCTACATCATCGTTAGTGCGGAAACGTCCTGGAGCAGGTGGCGCATGAAGGGAGACAACAATAACGATACCATTGCCACTTCCGACAGCATTCGCGTAAATGCAGTCAATACCTTGTGGTTCCACGTCAAACCGGGGCAGAACAATGACGGTATCTTTCGGGCACTCCTGAACGAACGCGAGGTTTATAACAAGCAGGACTGCTCTTTTTGGTACGCCTACAGTTCCAGTGAAAAGACCATTACGGTTTACAGTAGAACCGAGGACATTCTCGTCTCGAACCTCATCCTCTCGGATGAGGAAATCAGCCCACGGGAGCAGGTTATCATGCTGCCCGTCCAAGCGACACAGACGGATATGACCGATTGCGGTGATGGAAGCTATGAGGCGACGGCTACGAATCAGGAGATTCTGCAATCTGTGGATACCGCATCACTTATTACGCAGTATGGCGCAGACTCGCGTGTGACGGGGATTTCCCTCATCGGGAATCCTGCCTACCGCACGGCAGAAGGGCTGTGTGCTTTGACGGCGATTGAAAAGAGCGGTGGGACGGTCACTGAATATGGAAGGCATATCGTCGAGCAGAATCTAACTTCCACCGTTATGGACACGCGCACTGTCTCCATGACGATTGCAGAACTCACGGGGCGGCAGTTCGGATGGAGAGCGGGAACATGAGCATCAAGCTGAAACCTGGCATTTGTATTGCGTGGCTGCCGTTCGGGCGCATTCACATCAAGTCTGTTATATATGCCACGGTGATTCCCGTATTTCGTCAGCCCGTGCAGGTCAGCGGAGATACGTCATGTGAAGTCACGTCATCCTGTTCTGTTCATGCAGATACCCTGCGCGATATTCGGATCGTCAAGAAAATTACGGTAACGAGCGACACAGAGCGGCGCATTGGTCGCTGTGGTACGGTTCTCGTAGATACGAAGCGAACTCTTGTCAAACAGTCGCGGATTCTTGCAGATACGAGGATAGAGATTCCTCATACACTGACCTATGCAGAGTTCAGAGAGCGCGGCATTCGCGCCTTCTCCGTGACGCTCGGCGAACTCAGTCTCTCGGATAACATTCAACTCGAAACGGTGAATCCTCTCTCCATTGGCGCGACTGTAGAGGGGCGGGTGATGGACTATGCCTTTCGCTTTCTCGTGGAGGAAACGAGTCAGCGCGGAATCGTGCAGTCTGTCAAGGGAACGTACAGTAAAGACACACTCCTCTACACGCCCATCCATATCTACGTCGAGCGGGCGAAGGTCTCGCGCTATGCGGCGGAAATTGCATCGGCACTCGGGCTTCGGCTTCATCGTCTGACCGATGATTTCACACCGTCGCAGAACTTCGAGGGGAGTGGAATGACGTATCATGACTTTATCTCCGCACTCTTCGGATGGACGGCAAAACTGCCGCAGTGTCAGATCAATGTGTTCATACGGGGCGACACGCTCCATATCATTCAGCGTGGCATGGAGGAATCCGTGGTGGATATTACGAACTGGCCGCACGCGCAGCCGACCATCGAGCGGAAACTCGTGCGCTCTATCTGGCACAGCTCTCACAACGATTCTAGCGGAGCGCACAACGAGGAGGACAGCGTGCCTGTTCCTTTCACCGGCACGATTTCCTTCAAAGAGATCAGCCGAACCTACTCCAACGGCTTTCTCATGCGCGAGACGAATGAGAACGGCTACAGCACCTATTCCTATGATGGGGAATATCTCGCCGAAAAGCGCACGCACAACGTGGACGGTTCGACAAGCCGCACGGATTACGCATACGCCTCCACGGGGCGCGACGTGTATCTCTTTAAGGAATGGGAGCGTACAACAGAATCCGTCAATGATGGAAAGAAGCACACGGAATATGACTGGGAGGATTGGAGCAACGAGAAGGGAACGGAGCGCATTACCTACCACGCGCCGCTCGGCTATGGCTGGTATGCAACCACGGTTTATGTCGATGGCGCATTGGAGGGGAGCAACTTGTCGCAGGGGAAGCCCGGCGGCAAGGCAAGTCAGTTCACCGTCGAGCAGTCGAATCTCAGCCTTGGTGCTCATTACGCCAGTGACGATGAGCTTCCGTACTCCTCGCTCATTGACACTGAGTTTCCCGTTGTGGGCGCAGATTATCTGCGTGTCTTGACACGAGAGATCGAATGGCTCAATCGCAAGACGCAGGAGACGGTCACGGTGGAGATTCGCGCACGGATTCGTAGCGGCGTTCCGGATATTGACCACATTGTCGATTTCACCGAGCGCATCCGTTTTGAGGGATACGAGTATTTCCTTCAGTCCAATACGGTGGAACTCACGCCGCGTCTTTTGCGGCAGACAATCAAGATGGTGAGGTGGTACGGATGAACGGTGTTCTGGGGCTTGCAGCGGCGATACGGGCAGGGATAAAGAACTCGAAGGTGGCTGAATCACAGGCACAAAGGGGAATTATCCGTAACGGGCGCGTCCATATCGGGGAGCGGTCGTATCCTTTCCGTGCGGTAGTGGACTGTAACACCAGTGACGGCAGTCTTGTGTGGGTGCAGATTTCAAAGGGTGGTACCGCTGTAATCGTGGGAGCGTGATGTATATGCACAGGGCGAGGGTGAAAGCTGTGAGCGGGAATCGGGTGCTTGCGGATGGCGTATGGCTTACCTGCATTGGGAACCGCTCCGTTCAGGAAGGAGAATGGATCTGGACGGACGGGCGCTGCGTCTACGGGCATGAAGCTGAGGGTGGCAGCAGCTACATTCCAACGAATGCACTTTCCGGCATACCGCTCCTCCAAATAAAGTGGAAGGATCATAAAAACCAGATGCTCCATTTGTACTACACAAAAGGAAAGATTCATCCGCTCGGCTTTTCCCAAGAGGACATATGGATGGTCAACAGCAGCCGCTACTTCGCGTATGTCTCGGGCTATGGAATGCTTGATGCCGAAATGGATGAGCAAGGGAATCTCTATACCCTCGAAGCAGTGAATGTTCTCGTGTTCCCGCTCATCGGGGCAGATCAGCGTGACAGTGTTCTTTCTGTCAAACGCAACGGAGAGATCATCGCCGCATACGATCTTGTGCCGATGTTTGGTGCTCCCGCCGTATCTGGTCCCACTGACCTCTATAGCTGCCAAACCGTAGGCGGACGGGTGGATAAAGCTGGGAACTTCAAAGTGATGATATGGCACTCTATATCAGAGCATGGGGGAGACGGAAGCCGTGTCAGCACAGACCGTTATGTGTTCTTCGACGGTCAGAACATGGAACCTTGGATGGAGAAAACCAAAACAACGTCAAGAGACACTGTTACAGGGGAATCCCATACTTCGGAAAGCAGATGGAGCGCACCGGATTACAGCATCCGCTATCCAATCCATGACGGAATGTATATGCGCTTTCCTGCAAATCTTGATTATCTTACCCTTGGGAAAAAGTACATTTCAAAGATTTACAGTGCAAAGGATGAGCTGCTCATGGAACTGGAAACGAATCCGACTGCCCGTACAAGCCTCTGCCCACTGGGACAGGGGAAATATCTTGTCAGCACAGGCTCGCCCTTATATTTATGGAAAGACGGTCAGCTTACAGAGCTTCTGCGCGGATGCTATAACTACCGTCTGCGCAGGATGAGCAATCTCAATAAATGGAAGAAAGCAGGGGGTGTCTGATATGGATCAGATTTTAACCATACGTCTGTATGCGGCGGGCATTGGCATCGTGGTCGGGGAGTTCCTCGGCAGCTTTGACGATCTGCTCTATGCCCTCGTCGCATTTGTTGCGACGGACTACATCACGGGAGTTCTCCGTGCGATTGTGGAAAAGAAACTGTCGAGCGCCATCGGCTTTAAGGGGATCTGCAAGAAGGTCTGCATCTTTACTCTTGTGGGTGTGGCGAATGTCCTCGATACCCACATTATCGGCAGCGGATGCGTCCTGCGCTCTGCCGTGATCTTCTTCTACATCTCGAATGAAGGAATCTCCATCATCGAGAACGCAGCGCGGATGGGGCTTCCCGTCCCACAGAAATTGCAGGATATGATGCACAGCCTCAGAGATAAATAACTGCTTTAACCTCAATGCCCGGCGGCTTATCGTCGGGTTATTTTTATGCCCCAAAAGGTGACCACAAGAGCCGTTTTTGTCCGCTGTTCCATGAAGGGAGATGTTGAAATGAGCAAGGAAGAAGGACTTCGGGAAATGACGTATCAGATGGTGATGCGTGCTTCATGGAAAATGCTGCAGAGCGGGCTTTTGTCAGAGGACGAGTATCTTGCGTTTGAAGCGAAAATGCGCGAGAAATATCGTCCCGTCATCGGGCTTCTATTTTCAGATATTGACTTGCTATCGTGCGGATAGTACGGGAATATGGGAGTGGAAAGGAGGGACTAGCATGAAGATACGACGGGTTCAACCAAGCACTGTATTGCAGAAAAAGCTGCGTGTGGCTGCTTATGCGCGCGTTTCTGTGGATACGCTTCACCACTCCCTTGCGGCGCAGGTCAGTTACTACAGTGCTCTCATCCAAAACAATCCTGCGTGGGAATATGCCGGCGTGTACGCAGACGAAGGAATCACAGGGACAAGCACTACACACCGAGATGAGTTCAAGCGACTGATCGCCGACTGCAACGCCGGGAAGATTGATTTGGTGCTCGTCAAAAGCATCAGCCGTTTTGCCAGAGATACCGTGGATTGCCTTCATACCGTTCGACGACTGAAAGAGAAGGGGATTGCCGTCCGCTTTGAGCGCGAGAACATTGATTCCACATCCGAGGACGGAGAACTCCTCTTGACGCTGCTCGCATCTTTTGCGCAGGAAGAGAGCAGAAGCATTGGTGACAACATTCGGTGGGGCGTGCGGCGACGGTTCGCAGAGGGGATTCCGAACGGACATAAAGCACCGTACGGCTACACATGGGACGGAGAGATGTTTCGCATTGTTCCTGCCGAGGGCAAGGTCGTCAAGGAGATTTACCGAAGATACCTTGCCGGGGAATCTGCCTATGCCATCGCAAATAGTCTCGCAGAGCATGGAATTATGGGACGGCAGGGGAGACCCATCGAGCAGACCACGGTAAAGGACATCCTCTCAAATTGCTCCTACACGGGCACGATGGCGTTGCAGAAGAACTACATCACAGAAGGTCATATCCGCAAGCGGAATAAAGGGGAACTTCCCATGTATCTGGTGGAGGGGACGTTCGAGCCTCTGGTGTCAAAGACAGACTTCGATAAGGCGCAGGAGATACGGAAACGGAGAGCCGAACGGGCTGTGAATCGGAATCCTGTACGGATGCCATTCTCGGGAATAGTAAAATGCGGATGCTGCGGAGGCGGCTTCAGCAGAAGAACCGCCGGGAAGTACAGACGATGGGGCTGCAACACAAGAGAGCGGAAAGGTAGCACTGCTTGCGATAGCCGTCCGATCAAGGAAGAGGAGCTTGTGGCTGCGGTTAGAACCGTCATGGAGAAGGATGATTTCGATACCGCTGAACTCAGGCGCAAAGTCTCTAAGATCGTCATTCACAATGACTGTGTGGAATTTCACCTAATCAACGGTCACATAAAAAAGACTGCTCGCATCTACAACGGGCAGCGTGGCAGCAATCCATTCACGAATAAAGTGTACTGCGCTTCCTGCGGCAGCAAGTGTGAGCGCGATACATGGACGAAGGGAGCAAAAGTATGGTCTTGCAGTCAGCCACGCACGAAATGCCAACTGAGGAGATTGCCAGAATCCAAACTAAAGGAAGCGGCAGAATCCTTGCTCGGCGATGGCTACGAGGGCAAGATTGTGCAGAACGTCGAGCGGATTGTCATATCCGATGATGAGGTCATATTTCAACTCAAAGAAGGAGGCGCGTACCGATGGCAAAGACAGTGCGGGTAATCCCTGCAAGTCCTAAAATCTTTCGGTCGGAGGTTACGGCAGAACCAAGGCGGCGCAGAACAGCAGGGTATGCCAGAGTTTCGACCGACCATGAAGAACAGGCTTCCAGTTATGAAATGCAGATGGCACACTACAAGAACTACATCGAGAGCCGTGCAGACTGGGATTTCGTCGGCATGTATTCGGATGAGGGGATAAGTGGAACCAACACAAAGAAGCGTGACGGCTTCAACCAGATGATCGAGGATGCCCTTGCCGGCAAGATTGACCTCATCATCACCAAGTCCGTCAGCCGCTTTGCGCGGAATACCGTGGATTCTCTGCAGAATGTCCGCAAACTCAAGGAAAACGGTGTAGAGATTTACTTTGAAAAAGAGAACATATGGACATTTGATTCGCGTGGAGAACTCCTTATCACGATTATGTCGAGCCTAGCGCAGGAGGAGAGCCGCAGCATCTCGGAAAACACCACATGGGGCAAGCGCAAGCAGTTCGCCGAGGGCAAGACCAGTGTGGGCTACAGTGCCTTTCTCGGCTATGACAAGGATTTCAAAATCAACGAGGAACAGGCGCAAGTGGTGAAGCTCATCTACAAGCTATTCGTCGGTGGACGCTCCTTCTACGCCATTACCAAGGAACTGGAGAAGCGCGGCCTCAAATCCCCATCGGGAAAGGACAAGTGGTACATTTCCACAGTGCGCTCCATCCTCACCAACGAGAAGTACCGTGGCGATGCGCTGATCCAGAAAGAGTATACGGCGGACTTCCTCGATAAGACGCGACGGAAGAATACGGGTGAGATTCCGCAGTACTATGTGGAGGAACATCACGAGGCGATTATTCCGCCGGACTTGTTTGATTTCGTCCAGTCGGAGATAAAGCGTAGAGAGCAGAACGGCAAACATAGCGGCGTGAGCATCTTCGCGAATAAAATCAAATGCGGCAGCTGCGGCGGGTACTACGGTGCGAAGGTCTGGCACTCCACGGACAAGTACCGCAGGGTGATCTATCGCTGCAACAAGAAATATGCCCACAAAGGGAAGCCATGCAGTACGAGGCATCTGACGGAGGAGGAAATCAAACGAATTTTCGTCAAGGCACTGAATTCCTTGGTGGAAGTCAAAGAGAACGTGATTGCGGAACTTCAAGCCCTGATCGACAGCGTTTGGCAGACAGAGGAGATGATAGAGGAGCGTGGTAGGGTAGAGCAGGAACTCGCTGTTTTGGCAGAACGCCTTGAAACACTGATTCGAGAGAATGCACGGGTGGCACAGGATCAGACAGTGTATCTGAAACAGGAAAATGAGATTCGCGCACGCTACATGGAAAAGCAGGCGTATTTGGAGAGGTTGGATGACCAAATTGCCGAGAGGGAGAGCAAGAGGAACATCTTGGAGGGCATGATTCAAGCGGTATGTGGTATTAGTGGGGAGCAGGTTGAGTTCGATGAGGAGCTATGGTGCGGACTGCTCGATCACATTGTGGTTAAGGAGGGCGGAGCGGCAGTCGTTGTTTTCAAGGGCGGGATTGAGACTGCAGTTTAG